GTGTCTTCCATTACAACTCAGTATAATCAAAATTTTCTTTTTTGCATTTTTTGCGACATTTTTTGACTGCCTTTAGTTCATCTTTAATTTTTTGATATGCTGTTTCTGGGTCTATTTTTCCACCCATCTCCATAGCACATATTACATCAACTCTTGTACCAAAATGTTTTAATGCTTCTTCAAAACAATTTAGTTCTTCATACATCGGTATTATTTTCCGCTAGAATATCTATGCGGGCATCTAAAGAATTCCAACACTCATATAGAGCATTAGATTGACCAACCATCTCTTGCTCAATGAGTTTGATACGTTCTTCTAGTTGTTCTAGTTTTTCAGCAAGAGTTTCAAGTGGAGAAGATTCTTGGATACCCCACTTTTGAAAGAACCAGTAAGGATTTTGTTTAGTCATGAGTCTTCATTTCAACGTTAAGTTTGTGAATTTCCTGTTGAACCCAAATCATTTCTTCTTGAAGTCTGGCGATCTTTTGATCGTGAGATTGTATCCAGTCATAATGTAAGTTCTTATCAAAATCTGACTCTGGAAGATTATACTTTTTAGCAATATCTTGTGGTGGTGCCTCTTCTACCCATGGGTACAATTGATACTCAAGTTCTGCTACTATAGTCCATAGAAAGACTCTAATACTGAACAACATTACAACTTACCACCTACTTCCCCTTCATACTTCCTGGTCTCAGCGAAACCTTCCTGCCGTCCTTTAAGGTAAAAACGGGTTGCTTTGATACACGAGTCTTCAGTGAGAGCCGAGACCAATCCATTTCCATCTTTGTCTTTACTGTGCCAAAGAAATCGTGCTTTTTCGACATAGAAGATATCATCAATCAGTTTCTTGTCCGTCATTGTGCTTGTTAAATCCAAAAGGTCCTTCTTTTTCTTCCAGTGCTAGTTTGAGTGCTACACCACCGACTGCTTCCATTACTTTTAGGATATCTTCTGGTTTAGCATCTTCACCCAATTCTTTGGCAACATACCAATACTTTGGCCAAAAGGTTTCTCCTGCTTTTTGATAGTCTTCAAGTGTTAGTAGTTTCATCTAGGTAAATTTCAGAATAAGCATAGGGGTGAAGCACATCAAGGATGTATGATAGGTCGTGGTACATTCCTTTATAACATGGAACAGACTGTGGGTGATTCATCTGATACTTTCTTACAGCAGTAAAAATGAGTTTCCACTGATGATGTGTAAATTCAGGCATCTTTCTTGATATCTGGATGGGGGGCATACAGTGGACCTTCATAGTTATGTGGACGGTTCACTCTATTTTCAACCACAGTATTGTGGAGTTTCTTTAGTGCTGCTACAACTTCGGGAGTTTCTTCCCAAGTCCATACATCTCCAGTTTTTCCAGTGAATGTGCGTTGAGTCATTTCTTTAAGTGCTCCAATACTTTGGCGAAGTGCATATCGCCGTGGATGTAACCTGCAACGATTATAGCAGCAACGCAGAGGATTAGCAACCCTAGCACCACTATATTCATCACAAGAGATTTCTCAGTCATTTGATACTGTTTCCATTGCAGTCATCAATCTCTGCACCATTGCCTCTAGTGTATCCATAGGAATCCAGGCAGGATCTTCATCATAAAACTGCACCAATACTTCAGTAAAGTTTTTACGATACTGTAGACTATAGGTTGTGCGGGTATTCTTAACGAATGAGATGGGATTATTCATCGAATTTGTATCCTATAAAGAGAATGTCCTTCTTACTGAGTTTATAGCGTGTGATATGCTTCTTGCGGTGCTCTTCACACTGAAAGTAGCAAGTGCGCTTCTCAGTCCTATCTTTGTAGGTAAGTTTCCAAGGAAACCCATCATAAGGAAACTCTGCTTCAATATCAACTACTACAACAGGTTTGGATGTTGGTTTAACCTTTGCTCTTGGTTTTGCTGTAGTTTTTGCCTTTGGTTTGATAGTAGGTTTCTTAGTTGCTACTGGTTTCTTCTTTACAGTTTGTTTGGGCATTTGGTGACTACACTAGAAACAGCAAGGGATTTAATTTCAAGGGGAGATGCATCATTAATGATCTTGATTACATTATCAGGACCATACTGTTTGTTTGCCATACTGTAGGCAAGAAAGGTTGCTTTAACGACATCCTTCTCAGTTTCCATCAGAGCACAAAAGTCTGCTGACATTGTGTTTAGTAATGAAGCTAAAGTTAGTTCTAACATTATTCTTGATATTTTGTAAAGTATTTGGGTTTTTCTGTATCAAAGGTTGTCCATTTGGCGATGTTAAGGCACATTAAAACCGTTTCATGTTCTCTATTATATAACTCCCAATCACCTTTGCACATAGCAAAATACCTGCGTTGATAGGCACATTGCCAGACATACTTATAGATTTTATCCTTTTCGCTGATGCTCATATTCTATCACAATACGTTTGTGTTCATTGTGACCATCAGTTACAACTTGATGGTACCATTTACCACCAAGTTCTTTAGCAAGTTGGTCAATACGATAGCGGGAATACTTACGTTCTTCAGTCATCATTCATCAGTCAAATGGTCGGCACAAGCAAGTGTATCACAAGGAGGACATTCTTTCTTAATATGATAAGTATCAAGGGCACTTTCGAGTGCTTCTGCTACATTCTCTTTGAAAGAACGATAGGGGATGAACATTTCATCATCTTCAGTCTTGTAGTCCTGGTGTGTCTCTTTGAACTTACGATCTACATCATACAGAAGATTTTGTACGATGTCATTGATGACTTCAATAGTCTTTGGTGTAAGTGTAGACCACTCAAAACCAGGGAACATATCATCTTTAACACGATCCAGCAATGCTTTCTTACAATGCCATTGACTATCAAAGATCTGGGTAAATGCTTCCCAGTCGTGGTTAGATTTGAAATGTGGGATACTCATTGTGGGTTACAAATAATGATTGGATATGCGTTACCATAAGTGTCTCTACCTTGCTCACAGAAATACTGCGGTGGAGGTTCTGGTATCTTAGAAAGAGTTACCAGGGCAATGATAACTTGGAAGAATGGAAGAATGAATACTATCTTGTCTCTCACTGTAGTGCTCGCTCAAGTTCGTTGATACGCATAAACTCAGCATATGCCTTATCAGAACGTTCTGATAGAATACCCAGCAAGTCTTCGCGGATAGTATCAGTATCCACATAATCATCAAAATACTTATCCAACGCTTCCTTCAGGTAGCGTCTTCGGTGCCACTCTGGGGAGTAGGGTTTGTAGTCCATAACAATGCTGTATATGCTTGGTATTATAGTGCCTCTAAACTTCATTGTCAAGCTCTTTTAGATAATCAATCCACCACTGGGGGTCTTTTTCCATTCTCCATTTGGGCACAGGAAGTCCCTTCTCAAAGTAATACTCCCAGAGTGCCTGCTCAATAGTTTCTTTAGTTTCAATAATTCTCTTCTTCTTCATCAACGTCTCCATATGCATTTTCCACGTAGGGTCCGTGTGGTCGTTTGGAGTCCTCTCTGACATAAGTTTGCTCTTCGTTGACGGCAGCAATCCATAACGAAAATTTCATTACCAACCATATCACAGCAAGTGGTAAAAAGCAAGCAATAAGAATTAAAGGTTTCATTCATCAACCTCCCAACACTTTTCAAACTTATCTCTAAGCTCAGTTAATTTTACTTGTTTTTGAAACTCTAGGATGTGATCATTGATTTCTTTTTCATCATCAGTCAATTCCATACGATACATGAGTTTTATATCAATAAGTTTTACCATATTCATGTAAAACTCTGTACCTTTGTGAATAAACTGTTCGTAGGTCATCAGATAATGCCTTCAGTACATAAGAAATGTAGAGTATCTTTCATACCACCAACATGCCTAAAACCGATGTTGATTTGTGGATATTCAGCATCAGAACCAAATTCTGCTTCAAATCCTCTTTGAGTGAAATGTTCATTGAGTCTATACTCAAGAAACTCACCGCCAAGTGCTTCAAGCAGCATACTCATACGCTCACACTCTTGGCTTCCATTAGAATAAATTACTGCTGTTTCAGTCAATCTCTTTGCCTCCAGTCATCGGGTTTATCTTGATTAAACCAATCTACAATCTCATCAGCACTACCAAATCCAGTGCGGTGATTTGATGGATCGGGGTCACCTATTCCCATAATATTCATGAAGTCGTCCATGCTACCCTCAACCATATCAGGGTTAGCAGCACGTCCTCTTGCTCTTTTGAGCATCTCTCTAGCAGAAGTATTTGCCTTAGCAAGTTTCTCTGCCCACACCATGTCTTCAAGACTTACCTGCTCTTGTAAGACTATCTTTCTACAGATTTCTTCAAGGCGAAGGCGATATTGTGTTGATAACATATCAGTCCTTGGTCTCCTCTCTAGTATTTATTTGTCGCATTATCTCTTCCGCCATTTTAAGAGAGCGACGATGTATCATATATTTTACCACAGGATTACGTGGATTATTCAATAACCACCACCACTGGCGTTGAATGTATCCTTGTCCTAACTTAATCACATAGTAAAAAGCAGCGGCAATGCTTTCATCTGTGACGATGAAATACATTACTACTGCAAACAATGCAAACCATGTGAGTTGGACAGTCATTCGCCAAACTCTTCAGTCTTTGCTCTTTGTAGGTGCTCAAGAATCTCTTCCCGCCACTCCATCAACTCATAAAAACACTCTGATTCATGAGCAAGTTGTCTCAATTCATGGTCGGGTTTAAGTACACTCTCATAGAATAGACCCCATGCGTCGCGTCGCTTCTGTTCTTTGCTCATGATTTGTTCCTGATTGTACTATTTAATCTACTTCTTTTTGGATTTTTTGATTTCCTTAAGAATGTAGGATTTGGCGGAAGTGTAGTTACGGGATTCGTGGACTACAGAACCATTGTGAATGATAGCAAAGGCTTTGCATCCAATGATAGGAACTGCTGCCCACATACCATCATTTGTTACATAACCTTGTGGATCTCCTGGTACTGGATCAAGAAGACCAGGACGATCAATGAATGGTTTTTGAAACTTAACCATTAAAATACAGCAGTGACTCCAATAACTTTGGCGTTAGGATTGCGAGCAAGTGCTACCTTACGTGCTTCATCATAGTTCCGTGCGATAACAATCTCATCAAATACAGTTCCAGCGACGTAGAGTTGAACTTTGCACTTCATGATTGGTTCCTTTCGGTCTTGGTATTATAGCAGAAAAGTCAGCGGCGCACAACCGATACGGCAGGCATACCCTGATTGAAAACGGTGTCTACCACCGCCTGAACGCTCTTGGCGGTGCTGATGCCCACCTTATCGTAAACAGGCACGCAGACCAGTCCAAAGGTCTTCTGAGCGCCTCCCAGACGGATCACACGCCCGATGGACTGGGAGATCCCGATGTAGTCCATGTTCCGCATGAACAGGACCGCCTCAAGACCGCTGACGTTGATCCCCTCGCTCAGGATGCTGTGATGGAGCACCACGAACTTCTTAGAGGGATCCTTGCCCCAGGCGTTCAGAGTATCAAAGAAATACTCCCGATCCACCTTCTGACCGTCGATGATAGCACCAGTCTTGCTGGTAATATACATGCAGGAGTAACCACGCTCGGCAAGTTGCTGACGGAAATCAGACTCAGCAAGCAGTTTGATGATCTGTTTGGTAGAACGAGCAGCAATCAAGATCTTGCCCAGATCGTTGTCATCGATGGTATCCAGCAGGTTCTGGGAGTCACGATCAGCGATCATTTGCTTGTCCTGAACCATATCCAGTTGCTTCACAACAACCTTAGGCGGCAGGATGTAACCCTCTTCCACCAGTTTAGGAGCAGGAACGTTGCAGATGACTTTACCGTAGACCTCAGGATCATTCATCCCAGGCTTGGAAACAGTGAGAGAATGCTTAGGAGTAGCAGTGAAGAAATAGCAGCGAGTAGCAGTAGAAGAGAAGTGCTCCGTAGCAGGGAAAAAGTTACGTTGGACCGAGTTATGCGCTTCATCAAAGTAAATGCAATCGACATTGATCTCTGCTTCCATCAGGCGAGGAAGAGAGTGATAGGTGGTGAAGATCAGTTGCTTGCGATATGCTTGCTGACTCCAGTTGTGAATGATAGCAGGGCGAGTGCTGCTGAAGTGATGAGTCTCACCACTGTGAACGTGCATCACAGCAACATCAGTATGAAACTCAAGGAACTCAGCAGAGAGTTGCTCGGCAAGCAGAATACGGGGAGCAACCACAACCACGATACCACGATCGCAGGCATCAAGATATTCCTGAGAATCCTTGATCATACACATGGTCTTACCACCACCCGTAGGAACGATGACCTGACCCTTATCATGCGCCAGCATAGCGGTCAGAGCATCTTGCTGGTGGGGACGGAGCTGCATCACTTCCTCATCGCGTATGAAACTATTATAGCAGAAAACCGCCCCTGGTGCGACCCAGCAGACGGTTCTCAAACTGTCCTCTTCAACTCAGATAAAGGTATTCTACACGGATTCTGATGAGTCGTCAATTTCTTTTTGAATCTTAATAAAGTTTTTATCCCATTCATCTTTATTTGCACTCCATTTACCAAGAGGACAAGATTCGAAGATCACTCTTGCTTTAGATGGTATATAACAACCACACTCTAAACATTTATCATCTTCAAAAGAATCACAGGATAAACAAATTAGTCTTCTTTCGTCAAAAACCTTATTGGAAACTTTTAAAACGTCGTCTCCACCGTTTTCCATAACATAGTGTAAGAATTTCCAACAAAAATCATTTAATTCCATGGTTGATCTTAAGTAAAATGTTAAAAGTAATTAAAATTTATATTATATCTTCCTTTTTGATTTGATGTTGTGGAAGAATTATGATATTCTGACCCATCAAAAAATACTATTCTATTTGCAACACTATCTATTTTATCACCATTACCCATTCTTGTAAATCCATCACATGTGTTTAAAGAAAAAACAGCGGCATGATGACTAAATTCATAGTCTTGATGTTTTGCATGTTCCTTTACTTCAAACGTATATGGATAGAAATTGACTTTAATTCTAATCAAAGATTTTAGTGGCCATTTATCTTTAAAAATATTAAGAACATCATCAAAATATGGACTTTCTGGAAGAGTATCGTAGATGGGATGAATACCATACCAATTCCACAATTGTTTTTCTATTTCTGGATTATAACTTTCTTTATAATTTTTAGATGCAACTTCTGTAATGATTTTCCACGGAAAATCTGGATTATTATCATTACTAACAATTATATTTTGTAGATACTTAAATTGATTTTCTTCTAAAAAATTATCGACTACTTTATAACTCATTATCTTAGAGCTTCATCTTTAACCGGAACAAAGGTAGTCTACAGGGATTTTTTAGGTTTGTCAAGTTGCCTCCAATAAATCATCACGATGATGAAGAAAAAATGTAAAGGTTAATCTTCCCGTCTCTTTCGTCGTTCCAAAAGTATCAGATAGTGCATGAATTCTGTGGGATTCATATGCAACTAAACGATTATATTTGTTTTCTAAATTTACAAATTTGTTTTCTTCCGCATACAAAATAGATGTTCCTGCACTTGGCGGAGCATCTGGAGTTAAATACACTACTCCTGCTACAAGGCAAGTATCCTGATGAAATTTTTCTTGCGAAAAATAAGGCATAGAGTTTTTCGTTTCTTCAGTTGTAATATGAAAATATGATGTTATAATGATATTTTCGTCTTCAATGTTATAATGTTCTTTACAAACATCAAATATTTTTTGTGATTTTTCTATTAGAAAATTTTGTTCCGATCGAAAACCAGGATTTATTTCCTGTTGACAGCAAGGACAAGTATTTCCCAGATCTCTAATTGAAAAAGTTCTTTCTCCTTTCCATCCACCATTATTAACACCTCCATATCTGAAATATCTAGAAAGAGCTATTTCTCTGATTTCATCTGGATTATCGAAAAAGTCATCAATTATAAGATTATTCATCATCTTCAAATCAGTAAAAAAATATTTATTTAATAGTTCTAAACTCTATTCCCAAGAAAAACTTAAAGTCACTCTAGGACCAGAAACTATCGGATCATGATAAGATTCTTTGGGTAAAAATAAACTATCTCCAGGATTTAGTGTGTATGTAACATCATCGCATTGATATGTAACGCTACCCTTTGCTTGAACTATTAGGACATCTACTGGATCATTATGCCTTCCAAAAGTTGTACTATTGCTTCCAAAAGAAGCATACATGTGCATTACTTTAACACCACAATCTTTACTTACTTCTTCGAATGCATCTCCTATAGTTCCAGGATAATAGTCACCCATTAAAAAGAAAGTTGGGGGATTTGGTGAAGTATTATCATGCAATACCACCATTTTTGAGGATTCTTGTGAAATTTTTTCAATTGCATCATCCCAAATAATATTCTTGGCGATAGGATACTTATTTTCCGTAAAAACTATCATCCCAACTCCATGTTAAATGAAATGATTTTTCTTGGTTTATCTGAAGGGCTAGGTAGTGTTTGATGTAACACATTTGAAGGGAAAAATATAATTGTTCCTTCATTTACTCTAGGCATAAAATAAGAATGGGAAAAAGTAAATGAGTCTACAAATGGAGATATGAACTGAGTTGGTGAATGATCTAGAGAATCGTATTCAATATAACAAATGGAACTCATCATTATATTGTTTTCACCATGATCATGTATAGGATGGAACATATTCTTTGTTTGCTCTTGAAACCAAGAATATTTTATGGAGTAGTGATTAAAACCAAAAGATTTCTTTGCGAGACCTAACTCATCTTCAAATATAGACTCAACTAAGTCATTATGATTCTTAGAACTTTCATCATAAAATGAACTTTCTAATATAGAATTTGAATTTGTAAAATTACATTTACTCATCAGTTCTAATAATTTTTTCTTCTTATTATCCCAATCACTTACACCTAGTTGAAGATAAGGCACCGTAAACATAGATGAGAGTGGAACAATCTGATCATTATTATATTCAGAGTTCATTGTTAGATTATTTCAATTAAAAATATTTATTTACCTGTAATTACCTTTAACTGATGAAGAAGTAATATCTCCAGTTACTATAAAGTTTGACCCAGTAACTGCCGCACCATTAGATCCGGCACTTCCACTGTTTCCTGTACTTGTCCCAGAAGATCCCCATTCTCCACCAGAACCACCATTTTCTCCATTACCACCATTACCAGCACCACATCCACCACCAGAACCGCCAGCACTACCAGCAACACCCGCTAGAGATCCAGATTGGTTGTTATAACCCCTTCCAAGACCTCCTGCTCCTCCTGCACCACCAGCTCCACCAGAGGTATCATAGAATCTTTCACATTCTTTCCACCAAATGTTAGCATTACATCCTCTTCTCCATTCACAACACCATTGTCCAGAGTTATATTGATTCCAACCACCAGGGCAACTAGCAGTATTACCTTGTTGACAACCACTTTGCGAACGAGTTGTTTCTCTACATCTTCCGTTAGATCCAGTAGCACCAGTTTTTCCTCTTTCTCCTCCTCCACCACCACCATAAACTTTTGCATAATAAGTAACATTAACATTAACTTGGTTGCCACGAGAAATAATCGTCATAGCATTTCCACCAGTCTGCCCAGATATATCTGGAGCACCACTACCAGTGCCGCCACCTCTACCAGCAGCACCTAAAATGCTTCCCTGAGCATAAATCGTCAAATTATAAGCAGTTGCATCTAGTGATACTGCAGGAGACGTTGCATCGTTTGATCCGATTGTTCCAGTAAAAAATACATTCTTTCTAATTGTTCTGCCTAAATTTCCATTCCAATCTTGAGTATCAATATCAAAATTCAGATCTGTTCCTGATTGTATTAACGAATATTCTTTGATTATATTTCTTAACTGTGAAGTTTTCCAATTACTAGAACTAGAAACTGCTTCATTTTCTGTACAATCTGGAATAATTGGGTTTGTTGCAGATGTAGAAGCATTTCTTAGTAATTGAGAAGCTTTTATCTGTCCAGATGAAGTCTCCTTAAAAGATGTTCTTAATGCACCGAAAGAAATAGATCCAGATGCAAAACGTGGTACTTTATAAACGGTTACCGACATTAATCTAGCTTTTTTCTTTATTTATGAAGAGGTACTTAAAAGTACCTCTTTATTATTCCAATAGAAATAATTAATGGAAATCAGTCCAACCAACTCCAGTGTAACCTTGGAACTTTAATGTGCTAGTATTAAAGATAATAGAACCAGTTGGTGTCTGAGCAATTCCAGTAATTGTAGTATTATCAATATTTGGAACAACCATTACAGGGCGAGTTGTAGCCGCTCCAACATTTGAAAAATCAAATACTGCTTTCGGATCACTAGTATCAAAACCAACAGTGCTATTTGGTTTTAAATTAATATGTCCTTCAGTTAACTCTGTTAATGGCGCATATAATTGCAGGGATGCTCCTGAAGGATTGAAATAATTTGTTCCAACTCCAACACCACCATCAATAATAACATTACCATATGTAGAAAGAACTGAATTACTGTAAACTGAATCAGTACTTACTCCAATAGTTGTAAATATGGCGGTTTCATTTCTTACATCAAGACCAGCAATTGGATTATCTGTTCCAATTCCAAGAGAAGATCCAGAAGAAACCAATACATTTGCGAATGTTGAAACACCACTGGTTGAATTAACATTACCAACTAAAGATCCTGTTAAAGTTCCAGTTAAATTTGATATGTCTAATGTATCAATGATAAGATCACCATCAATTGTAACATCACCACCAAACCAAGCATTTCCTGTTACTGTTGATGTACCAACAACATGAAGGGTATTGTCTGGATTTGTTTTTCCAAGTCCCAACTTCCCATCATAGTTGAGAGACATTAACTCTTGGTTAGTTTGACCGTAAATCCAATCAAATCTACCAGTGCTAACACCAACATCTCCATTATGGAGATACATGTTGATGTTTCCAGTTTCATTGTTAGTGATATTAAATGATTTATCATTACTTACAAACTTTAAAATAGATGAACTATTTCCAAGTCCAAGAGTTGCAACCCCACTATTAACAGAAATACTACCACTAATTGTTGATGAACCAGAAACTTGAACATTTCCAACAACATCCAGTCTTGTGGTTGGTTGTGTAGATCCCAGTCCAACATTTCCACTAGAATTGGCGTAGAACCTAATATTACCATCACCATCAGAAAGTATTACATTTCCAGATGAGGTTCTAACATCAAGTTCTGACGTATTGCCGTCATATCTTCCAACTATCGTATTCTGTGAACCAGTCGTAATT